GTTGATACTAACAAGGCATCCTTACCTACAGCAGTGTGATTAGAGCCTGTTGTGTTTGCTGCTAAAGCACTTCTGCCTACCGCAGTATTTGATGCTCCTGTGGTGTTGGCAGTAAGCGATGATGAGCCTACCGCAGTGTTGTTAGCGGCTGTCGTGTTATTGGCAAGTGAATCTGATCCAATAGCCGTATTATGATCTCCTGTGGTGTTATCTGTTAAAGATGCAGCACCGACAGAAACATTGTAGGAGGCTGTCGTGTTGGCGTCTAAAGCATCCTTACCAACCGCAACATTTGAGGCTCCTGTGGTGTTTGCTGTAAGCGCATTGAGTCCCACCGCTGTGTTGTTATCTGCTACAGAAACCTTTAATGCCCTTACGCCAACAGCAGTTTCTCCACTTCCGTGATCTGCTGAAAGAGCCTCAAACCCAATACCTACGTTGTTCGTCCCATCTACTACTGCATCACCTGCAAGACCACCTACATAGGTGTTTTGGACTCCTGTGGTCACTGATATACCTGCGTCTTTACCTATTCCCACGTTATATGTATTAGTAGCTGTTGCAGGGTTTTGGTTGTAAAGAGCAAAGTCACCAATAGCAACACTATAACTTCCATTGACATTTAGCTCCATTGCTGCATGTCCAATCGCAGTATTTTGTGAGCCAGTAGTTAATCGTAGGGCATCTTTACCTACAGCAGTGTTTCCACTATTTGAACTTACTGCTGATAAAGCCGCATAGCCTACAGCTACACTATTATCACCTGTTGATATAGCCGTACCTGCTTCATCACCGACAGCTACGTTATAGTTACCACCAGAGGCTATGGAGTTACCAGCGTTGACACCTGCTCTGAAGTTAGAGGTACCTGCTGAAGCGGTGATGATGTCTGCACCATCTGCGTATGTTACGTCGGCTGCAAAGTTTACAGCGCCGTCAACGTCTACGGCATCTAGGTTAGTAGTGCCATCAACATCAAGATCACCATTGAAATCAGCATTACCAGCTAGTGTTAATGTGCTTGCCATGTCTACAGCGCCATCAATGTCTACGACATCCAGGTTAGCTGTCCCGTCTACGTCTATAGAACCGGCAAGGTCTATATCACCGTTTACCGTTAAATCATCAGTTACTGTTAAGTCGTCTTGTACCTTGAGGTCTACAACATTGAGGCTTGCAAAAGCGTCAACTACTGCTGCTCCGCTTCCTGCTCCGTCTAAGTAAACGGCTTTCACGTCACCCGCAGGTATCGTGATATTGGCTCCAGAGCCTTGAGAAATAACTATGTTTTGAGAACCGCTAGTTGCGTTCTCAATAAATTGCAATCGATTAACTGTATTTGGAGCAATGGTAATCGTACACGCCGAATCCAGTGTGCCTGTGTATTTCACAAACATCGCTCTAACGGGATCAGTTGCACCATCTGCAATTGTGCTGGTATGCGTATCCGCGTTAGTAGTTATGCCCTCGGTTCCGTAACCCAGTGCTTCGCCTATTAATTCCAGGTTCGTGTTGGTCGTTGTACCCCAAGTACCCGAGCCATCACCCGTGGCCATTTCATTGAGTCTTAGGTCATTTACGTATGTGCTTGCCATTTTTGTTCTCCGCTTGGATTATACCTTATTTTTTATAAGTGTTAAGCAACTTCTTGCCAATCCGCTGTTTGAGTAGTAGATACTTCTTGCCAATCCGCTGTTTGAGTAGTAGATACACTTGTGTATGTAGTTGATACGCCTTGCGCTACTAACCCCCAGACATTAACTGTATTTAGTTCAGAAGTCCCTGCGTTTCCTGTAACTGACACAGTAGCGTCTGCCCCGGTAGTCACACTTCCTACTGCACTTGTGCCTACAAGAGTTGTTACATCTATATAGTTTTCAGTAATTAAGGATTCTGAACCTAAAGCAGAAGTCCCTGCGTTTCCTGTAACTGACACATTAGCAGCACAAGAAACGGATTCGTCACCTAATGAACTAGCCGAAGCAACTGCTGAAACCCCTGTTACAGCTGCTGCTTGAACCGCTGTTCCATCATCTAATGCGGTGGTTCCTACTACTCCGGTAACAACAACGGGAATTGGTTCACCAAAGGTTAGTTGACCCCAAGTACCTCTGCCCCAACCCGTTACATTAGCCATTGGCTATTAAGCTATTCTTATAATAGCATTACTTGCATCAGCGGCTGGAAACTGGATCGTAAAATCCCCGGCTGTTGAGGTTTTATCCCCACCAAAAGCTAATATAGCAACCGAAGGATCTCCGGAAGCTGAATCATTAAAAATCATTGCACCATTCGCAGTCACTGTCGCGTTACTGAATGTTAAGTCTGAAAAATCAGTAAATGCAGTCGTACCTGAAGAGGTTGGTGTGACATTTGTCAATGCCCCGCCTTTCGCACTGTAGTTTGTACCAGATGCTTCGTTTGTACTTGAATATGCAGTTGTTGCAGCTCCTAAAGAGGCAGAGCTTGTGTATAATGCAAGATTAAATGTGTTACCCGAACTGTTTGTAAAATTATGTGTTCCTTTTAACAGCTCAACTTTAAACGAGGTACACATTGCCTGAGTTATGGCCATCATAGTCTCCTTATAATATTAGCCATTTCTGTATGACCTTGTTTTTCCAATAAACCAGCTACAGTGGCTCTATCGCTCAATATAGCTTGTTTCATATAAAGCAAAACGATTGTTTGTATATGCTCTTTAAATGCTTCAGCTTGGGCTTTAACCATAGGGTCTGCACTATCTGCAACAGCAATCAATCGCTCCATTATTCTTCCAGTCCAGTATTCTGGACTTAACCCTTCGTTATGTGTAGTTTGTACCCCTACCTTTCCTAAAGTACTTTCTACGTCTACACTAAACACTTGGTGTTCCTTGCGCCATTAGCTTTATTTGGTCATTTCTAGCTTCATCTCTTACGTCTTTGTATTCCCCTAAAATCTTTAACATAGCTAAAGATTCCTGATACTTTTGTTCATATAAAGTAATAGTCTCTGGAGAACTTTTCATAAAAACAGCTCCCTCTACTAAACAGCCATATAGCATCGCATTAGGCGCATTTTCGGATAACCAACTTTTGTTACTAGCTCCTACAGTAGTTAAAGAATTGGGCCTGTAGTTATAATGTAATTCAAAAGTTAAAGCACTTGCAGGAGTCGGAGCCAGCATAAGTACGTTATTGTCAAACAAAGAATAGTAAAGGGGTTGCCCTGTTGTAGCTCGCGCTGGAGTGTAATCTCTCATCCAGGAAACATGTTTAAGTAATAAATAACTATAATTATTACTCGAATCAATTAAAGCTAAACTAAAAGGAGATAGAAAATCAGAAGGCGTTTCTAGATACTCAACGTTTATTGTCGCACTACCTGTCACATTTTTACGAAAAACAGGAAGTTGTACCGATTTTAAAATACGTTCTTCAGTCGTCTGTATAAACGTATCTAGTGTATTAACGAAAGTATCTTCAGTATTATCAAGATAATTCTTAACTGCTGTTTGTAACCCACTATATGTAAATCCAGCCATTATATACTCACCGTTACATCGCCTAATTCACCTGTTGCCCCAATACCATCAAAATCAGTTCCTATAGGGTCAGAAGCAAAAGTCATTCCTCCTGCTGAAGGGTTTGTAGTGCTTACTACTCCTAATTGGCTCTGCGGTAAAGAAACTTCAGGACGAGGTTGCCATAAAGATTCTGCGTCTGCTGTAATACTAGGAGGATCTAGTTGAGGATGTTTAGGCTCATAACATTCATGACAGGTTTTAAAATTTTCCCAATTCCCTTTTGCCGACGTATAGGGGTATCTAAAACCACAAGTATCACATATGAAGTAAGCGTATTTACCTGTAGCGTAAGCCATTAAACATACTCATGTTTAGGAACAAGTCTTAAAGGTGAACGGTCTTCATCATATCGAATAGCATTAGCTAAGTCTTGCTCATATTGTTCTTTCATTATAGGAAGCTTCTGTACGTTCTTTTTTAAGCATAAGTAATAGGCTAAGCCAGAAACTAAACAAGGCATAAATCTAGTTGGGATATCAACGTCATTAATTTGGGCATTATTGTCTTGTATTGTTTGCCAGACATAGTAAATGAGTTTGTCCGTTGAGTTCTCTGGTGTTGGATAGAGGTGAATAACGGGGGTTTTTAAGCGTTCTAACCAAAACTCGGTCGGTCTTGCTTTTGTTGCTTTGTTAGGAATTCCCA